TGGTCTCACTTCAATTTTCCCTTTTTCATGTAAATCCGCCTTATTAGCATATGTGATCATATTATTATTAATATCAATCAAACGCTCAGTAGGTGATTTTTCAAGAAAATCGGCTTTGGTATTACCCATATCATCAAGGAAGATACCTTCAGTATCTCCCTTCAAGGCAGAATCAAACTTATCAGATTCTTTGATGATAGCAGTATGCTTTGGGTCTGGGTTAGCTCCGGCAGCCCTAAGACAATCTGCCATCAAAACAGAAGCGACAGTTGATTTTCCAACGCCAGATTCTCCATATACATAAATGGAAAAAGGAGCATAGCGCATTGAACCATCAATACGCTTGGCCTCATATGCAGCACGATTCTGTCTCAGGACAGTCAAACGTTTATCTAAGACAGTTTGTTGCCATGTACCACGTGAAGACTTGTAAGCCCTCTCGGCCAAATCAATGGCTTCATTTAACAACGAACCATATTCCAAATCCGTGATGGGACGAGTCTCACCACGAATAGCAATAGGTTTCGAATGCAAATTAAAGACCATTGCATGCTCATGAAGTTCCATCAACGGAAAATATAATTCATCCAACAATTTGCTTTCTTCTGTAGAAAACAAAAGTGGACGAAATGAACGTTGACGAAAACATTCATAGCCACCCTCAATAAAGGCAATGATAGTATCCATGACAGCACTGCAAAAATCTGCAGCACTAGCATGTTTTTGAAGTGTTCCAACACGGAACACATCAACACCACCAACAGACCACTTTAGATTTGTAACACTACACAAACCCAAAGAGGCAGCCAAAGTGATGACATTGGAGACTTTTTCGAACACAGGTGCGTTTCGAACAGCTTCCCAATTATCTTTCATTTTAGGCAAAAGATTCAACCAAGACTCAGCATCACCGAGTCCTGATTGAGGTTCAAAAACATTATATCCAAAGAGCTTCTTCAACCAATCAATAGTTGAAGCACTCTTCAAAAGGTTCTCTGTAATTGAACCATTAGTCAAAGCACGAATTCCTAAAACCAACTGTGCAGCCACTTCTGACGAAGAGCCACATTTGGGTAAAGAAATAGATAGTGCACCTAAAACTTCCAAAATTTGCAATAAAGCAGAAATTGGTTTGTCAGGTTTGAATTGACTAAAGGTCGACGTAGCATAAGAAACAAGACATTGTGGATAATATTCCACCATAGAATGTTTCTCATACTTCGAAGACGGAGAAATAAGTCCATTGCGAGGTTTGGGAAGATGCTTGGGAACATCTTTTCCATCACGACGCAAATTCTTTACCTTCTCCTGACGTTTGCTACGGCGTCCTTGTTGAAACT